CGGCTCACTCATTCAATACTTCAAGAGGACGGAACGCGGCGCCCAGCAGCTCCGGGTAATTACGGCCACGCTGGGGGCTGTCATGGATAAACTCATGGACTCCGTCATCGGTGTCGGGGAGTTCATCTTCGAGGCGTTCAACAACCCCCGCGAAACCATCAAGGGACTGGCCGACGATATCCAGACGTTCGTCATCTCCAAGGTCGAACAGTTGATGGAGGGCCTTGGGCTACTCGGCACGGCAATCAAGCAAGCGTTCGAGGGTGACTTCAGCAAGGCCGCAAACACTGCCGCCGAAGGGTTGACCAAAGTCGTCGACGCGGGCCTGGCCTTAAACCCCGTCACAGCGGTGGCGTATCAGGTGGCTACGGGAGTGGCAGAAATTGCCGTCGAAGCTACCAAGAGCGCCAAGGCCGCCGGAGCATTGGAGAAGCGCATGAACGACCTCATGGTCCAAGAGCGCGAACACCTCAAGGTCAGGGCCCAGACGAATAAAATCATAGCCGAAAACCGCTTACTCGTTGAGGATGAAACAATGTCCTACGACGATAGGATTGAAGCGTTAGACAAGGCTATCGCCGCAGAATTAAACGCCGTCGACGCCGAGCTCAAAATGGCACGAGAGCGCGCCGATATCCTACGCAAGCAGGCTGACCTTGCCGAGAGCGACGAAGCGACAAAGCAAGCCGTCGCCGAAGCCGAGGCGCGGGTCATTGAGGTAGAGACGCGGTCGCTTAAAGCCCGCAAGAGAATCGAAGGAGAGCGGCAGACGCTCCTACTCCAGCGCACCAACGAAGCCGAAGCCGCCGCCGCTGCCATCATCAAGTCCGAGCAGGAAGTCCAAAAGGCACTCGATGAGGCGGCCTTATCCCGTGAGGATGCGCAGACGCAAGAGATAGAAAAAGAGCGGGCCAAGTACCAAGCCCTGCAAGAAAAAGCCGGAGAGAATATGGAGCTCGTGGCGCAGCTCAAGGAGTCCGAGCGCCTCGCGCTGCTAGACATCGACGCGAAGTATGACGCGCTGGAATTAGAGGCCGAAAAAAAGAAGGAAGCCGACGCCAAGAAGATCCGCGACGCAGCCGACGCCCAACGCAAGAAGGACACCGAAGCGGCAGAGACGGCAATGGCAGCCCTCAAGGAGTCAGCTACAGCGGGCACGTTTGACCTCCTCACCACGTTAAACAAAACCTTCGCCAAGGACACCGAGGAAGGACAGAAGAAAGCGTTTAAAAGGAACCAGGCCTTGAGTATCGCCGAGACGCTCGTCTCTACTTACGCAGCAGCACAAAAGGCCTACGCCTCACAGCTGGCTATACCGACCCCCGACGCTCCTATCCGTGCGCAAATTGCCGCAGGTGTGGCCGTGGCTGCGGGTCTGGCAAAGGTGGCCGCAATCAAGTCGCAACAGTTTACCGGCGGCGCTTCTTCAGGCGGCGCAGCGGGTGGCGGTGGCGCAGGCGGTGGAGGTATCCAATCGGTCGGTGTTGACGTGGGTACGTTGGTCCCGAATCAGCAGAACCCCACACCGGAACCCGTCCGCGCATATGTTGTAGAGAACGAGATAAGCAACAAGCAAGCACTCAACAGAGAGCTACAAATTCAGACCACGCTATGAGGACAGTCGAGCTATTGATTGACGAGGAACAGGACGATTTCGGAGTGGAGGCCATTAGCCTCGTGAAGTTCCCTGCCATCGAGGAAAATTTCGTGTACTTCAACAAGGACCAAAAGCTCACCCTCGCCAAGGTCGACGAAGACAAGCAGCTCCTGGTCGGTCCGGCTTTGATTCCGGATAAGATGATCCCGCGTTGGGACGAGAGCAAGCAAGAAGAGTTTGAGGTCTACTTTTCGCAGGAGACGGTACAGCAGGCCGCCGAGCTTTTCATGCGTCAGAAGCGCAACGGAGAGTATACCGTAGAGCACCAGACCAAGGTCGACGGGCTCTCAATCTTCGAGTCTTGGATTGTGGCAGACAAGGACCGCGACAAGGCCGCCGTTTACGGGTTCGATGTCCCGGAGGGTACGTGGATGGTTTCGGTACGTGTCACCAACGGCGACGTGTGGGCCGATGTCAAGGACAAGAAATACCGGGGGTTTAGCATCGAAGGATACTTCATCGACAAGCTCGTGAAGATGGAAGATGTAACGATAGAGACTATCGCCGCCGCCGTGCGTGACGTGCTGGAGCCTATCGCGTTCCTTGATGGGAAGCCCCTCTTTGGTACCCCGCTTGAAGCTGAGTTGATGGCTTCGGCCCTAGGTTGTGAAGGCCACCACGCCCACGACATTAACGGCAGGGCGTTGTTTATGCCGTGCGAGAACCACGAGCAGCTTGACCCCCTACTTCCAAACGAATAAATCGGCGTTATATCGACCGTTAGAAACTCCATCATGTCAGTAATTGAGAAACTCAAGGAGGCCGTCCGCTCTGTCGTAGAGGCAGAACGCCAAGACCTCTACGCCGAAGCCCGCCTAAATGATGGGCGCGTAATTGCCACCGAAGCCGAAGCGTTCAGCGCGGGCGCCCCTGTTCGCGTTATGAGCGAGGACGGCGAAGCTGCTCCCCTGGAGGCTGGATCGTATGAACTGTCCGACGGTGGGCAGGTGACCGTAGACGAAAATTCTGCTGTCGTCGAGATGATGGAAGACAAAGAGGAGAAAGTCGAGGCCGCAGACCACGAAGAAGAGAAGGACGAAATGGCAGCGGTAAAGGCCGCCCTCGTCGACAAGTTCCAAATCTCTCCCGAAGTAGCCGCCGAGATTGTCGAGGTAGTGAAGGAAGCAATGGCCCCCGCTGAGGAGGTCGAAGCCAAGGAAGAAGAGAAAGAAGAGATGCAGACAGAAGCGCCCGTCGAGATGTCGGCGCACCTCTCAGCAATCACCGACCAGATGACGGTCGCCCTCGAAGCTATCAGCGCACGACTTGCCAAGCTCGAAGAGCAGCCCGGAGCACAACCCGACCGCGTTCTGCCGAAGGCTGAATTCAGCAAAGAAATTGACCCCAACCTCACCGGCGTAGATCGCGCCTTCAATGTAATTTCCCAGTTCTCATGAATCCTGTAAAAAGTAAGAAGTACGACTTCGACATTACGGTGACCGACAACACCTACGCGGGTGAGTTGGCATTGCCGTACGTTACCGCCGCCGTCACCGGTGCGGAGACCATCACAAACAACCGCTGCCGCCTCATCGAGGGCGTCGTCCACAAGGCGGTTATTTCCAACCTCGGACTCACCGACGTCATCCAAGCCGCCGATTGTGCAGGTACGGACGGGGCCAACACCTCGCTCACCGAGCAGATTGTGACCTTGAACGACTTGATGGTCAAGGAAACGATTTGCCGGAAGACCATCTTCCCAACGTTTATTGCGGCTCAGGGTCGTATGCGCCGGGACGGGAATATCCCCCCTGCCTTCGCTGAGTTCTTGCTTTCCTCTGTAGCTGCTAAAGCTGGACAGAACTTGGAGACCCTGATGTGGGCGGGTGTTGCAACGACCTTCCCGTTTGGTCTCTTGTCTAACAACGGAACAATCAACGAGGCAGGTATCAACGCTTCCGCGATGCAGGACTTCGGACAGGTAACAACCGCCGCCACCTTTACCGCCGGCAATATCCTCGGCGAGATGGACAAGGTCTTCGCAGGTGTCGCCGCTACCCCCGGAATCATGCTGAAGCCCGGAGCCGGTTTCTACATCGGTTACGAAGCGTATGCGTTCTTCCAACAGGCCCAAGCCGCGCAGAATACCGGAGCGGGATACAACCAGGACCTGAGCGGCGCGAGCTACCTCGGCTACCCAGTGTACCCAACCGCAGGTATCGGAACGGCTGACGCGATTGCGTTTACCTATCCAGAGAACATCGTAGTCGGAACCAATGCCTACACAGGCAACGAGGCCGCTGCTTTGATTCCTGTCTATCAGTACGACGGTAGCGACAACGTGAAAGCCACGATGAACTTCGCTGTCGGTGTTAACGTAGCCGTGCCAACAGATGGCGTGGTAGGATTCGCATTCGCCTAAGACATGGCCTGTACTATCACCCTCGGCCGCGCGCTGGATTGCAAGGACGCCCTCGGAGGTCTCTCACGGATTTACTTCGTGAGTGACTTTGCCGACGGACTTGTGACCGCCGCCGGGACGGGTGATGGAACGGCAGGATCGGCAACGGTAGCGACCGCCTCCGGCGAGAGCTTCACCGTAACCGACCTCCCCGCGATGACTGTACTCCAGTACGAC